CCATAACTACTTCTGGAGAACTATCTGTTGAAATTCCTGATATGGAATTAACTCCCCAATTGGAGCAAGTAATTTGCGAAAGATTGATGCGTCATTATTTTCAAGAGAATCATAGTATTACTCCTCACATAGAGCCTTTCTTAAGGCAAAGAATTAGAAATATGTATGAGGTAAGATTAGATACAGATTTGTTTGAATCTGATGGTCTTGCTGGCAAAAAAGATCTGCATGAATTGATACTAGCAGCTACTACTGAAGCACTTAAAAAAGAATCTGAAAAGAGGGAAGCTATGTGTAACAAGCATACTTCTGCTGCTATAGCTGCAATCACCGGGTGTTTATCTACCGCGGTAACAGCAGCTGTAGCATTATTTATTAGTTACAATTCTAATAAGCCAGAATGTTAATACTTAATATATTCAATAGTTACTTGGGAGTCAGTGAATGCTATGCCGGTTGTATTAGTAATAAGCACCTGTGTAGAAGTTACACTGACTTCTATGTTTCCAGCGGCTCCAACAAATGGTATAGGATTCCCTACCAATCCAATTGTATCAGTTGCAGCACCATTTATGCTTATCCATTGCCAAGTAGCAGTTACACCAAGATCATGATTTACAGCAGTAAGCCCTGCGCCTAATGCACCAGTGTTAATTGTCTTAACAAATCCTGGCCTTAGATCTAACGGATTAGTGGAGTTAGGATTATAGAACAACTTGCTACTCACGAACTCTTCATTAATATAGTAACCGCTGACCTTGGTGTTTAAAACTAAGGACATGTTGTTTATATTTTGGTACAGCCTAACAAGAAGCTCTTTAAATTCTGGACTATTAACTTCTGTTTCATAAAGTCTAGTAACGTCCCATACATTCGTAGTAGGTACAAATGAACCCGTATTAATTTGCTGATCAATATTATATGCCATTAAATACCTTCACTATTGAAAGCGGTTGCTTGTTGGTTGGGCGGTTATGCACATAGCATGTAATTCAAAGTTAGATTCTCTAATATCTACATCTTGCATCTGCTCATCGTTCATTACCAATTGTAGTTGGATTACTTCACCATCAGCCTGGAAATAAACAGGATGCCAAACACGCGTAGTATTCTTCTCGAATTGCACTGGCGCTTCCGTTCCATTTTCTAGGGTGTATGCAAACGTATCTAATGTTCCAGTTCCCAACAATACTCCGTTAGCTGCACTTTCTTGCAACAAAGGTATAGCAGAAGTGGAAACAAAGAAGTTGACTTGCATCTGTCCAGCGCTAGTAGTTGAGACCATAAAGTCTACTTTAGAGATATAAGCGTTTCTGCCTTGCTTAGCATAAAAGTTATATTGCTTAGTGGTTATAGAAATCTTACTAACTCTAGAAATTAACCCACCACCTAAATAGGTTCCAGTAAATGGAGCAAGCGGCCCAATTTCAATTGTATCAGGATCAATTCTGCCAATGACTTCAAATATCAAGTCATTTAAACCATCTGAGGCATCTGAATATACTGCGTCCTGAATGTAAATAAAGTCGCCTACATTTAAATTATGCTGCATTACAGTAAGCGTAGTAATTGGAGTGGTGATAATATTAGTTATCTGCAAGACGGCTGCATTAGTAGGAACCTCAGAATCACATATAAATGTATAACCTTGTTGGTTTCCAGCTATTACTTGTCTAAATTTAGCTTGTACAGCACCGCTATCCCAAGTAACTGAGTCATTCCACGTAACTGTTTGAGAGTCCCAAGTCACGCCATTAGTAGGTTGGAAATAGCCAAAACATGTAATAGAATCGTCATTAAACGACCAAGTACCACTTTTATAGCTATAAACTAGCACTCTATTAGGATATGGATAATCACTATCTGCCTCGGTATTAGGGAAGGTCCAGTAAATCATCTCAACAAAGTAGTCTCGTATTCCATAGACTCTATATATACCGTCATTTGCATTATGAATATCAAACACAGTGTCGGGTATTTTGTTGTCGATACGATCTACGTTTGAACCATTACATGCGTGAATGCCAACGTTTCCTACAGCAATAGCCACTTTATCAAATGGAACTACTGAAAATGTAGACTCTGCTCCAAGCTCAGTGTTAATTTGTTGCCACGCAAAAGGAGCAACTTGGTTGCCTGTATATACTAATTCCCATGTAGATCTTTCAAATGATACAATAAGGCGATCTTTAAGAAACTCTACCGTAGTTATTGCTTCTGTTGTTGGGCAATCTATTGCATTTCCACGTCCCGCCAAATCCTGTCTCCAAGCTAGTGCGTCAAGGGGCGAACCAATTTGAGAATATCTGCATCTATTAGAATAATTAGTTCCGGGAAGAGTGTTGCCTTCCCAAGTATTAAACATTACAAGCCTATTTTTGAATGGAACTATTACTCGTGCTGAATTTATATATTGAATAGGCACGGTATTATTTAGTTGAGGTCTAAAATTGTCCCATACAGTGCCATTATAATATCTTATGAAATTGGGTTCATTCTCATTGAAATTAGTTACAAAGAATATCTTGTCAGCCGCATTTATACCGGTCCAAGTAGTTCCCCAAAAGAACTCAGCATTACTTCCTGTCCATGTTGCAGCCCCAGGCGTTGTTTCAGCAGTTATTCTCTCCCATCCACCACTATATAAATATGAATATTTAGTATCAAAACCTATAATTATCTCATCATTAATTGAGCTTTGCTCATAAGTTAATAATCCCATCGCAGGAAGGTTGGGATACCAATATACACTTGTACTAATAGCTGAAAAGGTAACCTGATTCGCTGCACTCAATGTAGCTGTCACTGCGGATGTTGATAATAATGCAACTGGAAAAGCTATGCTGGTAACTGTAAATACATCTGTGCCAATAGAAAATTGTTGGCCCACTACAACGTTACTAGGGGTTGTAACTACTAATCCAGCTGGTACTAAAATTGATCTTAATCTAGAAACCAAAGCATTATCACCAAGCCATCTAGATCCAAATCGTTTTCTTACGCGACTTCTAAACACATAGGCATTCTTCATCTCACTAAAAGCTTCATCTGGGATCAGAAAAGGTCTTACGTCAGTTTGCAAACCACTATTTGAGTCATAGGGTGCTATAAAAAAACGATCTGCCATTAGATTCCTATAGCTAAATAAGCAATTGATACAGTATTGGGTGGGAATGATCCACCAAATTTTCTTACCGTAAAGTTTGGAGATGTAATATTTAGCAGTCCTGTTTTATGTCCATCAGCTGTAATGGTGGACGCTGGATATATAAATGAAATCTGAACATTAAACATGCTTGTGAATGCTGGTGATCCCGGGACATTAGTCGAAGTATTTATTATTAAATCATAACTAGCGCCACTAAACGCCACGCCATAATTCCATTTTAATAATATCCCTGATGGCAACCTGGTCCATCCAGCAGTAGTTTTGCCAGCAGTAGTAAAATCAGTAATTGCGCCACTACTTTGCTGCCTTAAAACTAATGCGGGCACACCAGATACTGTTTTAGAATATAGAGCTAATTCAGATGCAGCGGTTACAGGGTCAGCTGATTGTACAGGCATAGTAACTTTATTATGCTTACCTTGACCAATATCATTATAGCCAACGTGATCGACTGCAAATGTTGATCCAATTACTGAAAAGTTTTGGTTTATATCTACCCTAGTGTTACCTAGAGTTTGTCCTGCTTTAGGAACATCAATCAATGCCATGTTTTGCCCTTTAAATTATTAAACTAGTAAGGCCATCCGCCAAAGAAACCGCCGAACTTATTAACTCCGCCTTGGTTATATATTGTTACAGTGCGCTGAGTTGCTTGTTGTACTAAGCTGGTTCTAAGAACTAATCTTTCCTGCATTTTAAACTCAGGCATGATTAAATTCACGCTTTCTATATCCATTCTATCTTGGAATATTTTCATCGAAGCGCCTAGCGACACGTATTGCCACCACTGCTCTAGCTGCGGGACATCAGTCGTAGCCATTAACTCTGTCGGTCTAGCATCGACTTCTACTTGTATTGAGTAAGTCTTATCTGGTACAGGTCGAACAGTAAACTTATTATTATAATAAAGCATCCCTGTAGGCTTACCTGGTTGATAAAGAATTCCTTCAAAGTAAATAGGAGCGGATGTTTTAGTAGCGCTCGGGAATGTAACAACATATTGACCAGTAACATAATTTACATAGTTATTAGGATCTTGCGTTGTATCAAATGGAGGCACTAGAGGAACATTGGCTTGCGTTAGATTTCCAATTGTATTGCTAATGGGAACATCAACCATGATCATGGAGTTGCCACTAGCATCTAAGCAGTTGAAATTTACACTACGCTGCAAGATAAATGGGTAGGGAGTGTTACCTATAGTTGCTGGAATAACAGTGCTTGTGAATGGCCCTGTTGTATTGTTTCCTCTTAGCTGTGTGTCAGCGATTGTATTTGTCTGCGGCCAAGTGCCATAGAATACATCACGCCACTGAGTATAAAAGGATTGTACTCCAGCTATGAAAACAGGTGGATGAACCGCTATGTATTTATTTTTGAAATTGTACAAAGGGTCTGTTGGAACAGTTGTATTGGTATCGTAAACATCTACACCTGGTTGTGTATAGAACGTAAGTAGTGTTCTTAAAGAAAACAGACGTAAATGTTCTGGGAAGTCATACAGAATAAAAGTG